GAAACATCACAATGTGAGATACATCACGCTCGAGGGGGCTCTCGAGGCTCTCGAGCAACCATGGAAAATGCATTTTCCAGGGGCTCTCGAGCAACCATGGAAATGTGACATAGAACACACGCTCGGGGCTTGACAGCGCCGCTCGACTGTGCGAGACTAGAGCCATCGGAACGAAGACAGAGAGAAAGGAAGTCCGATGACCGCGAAGTACCCCTACAGCCAGGCCCTGGCGAAGTCGCTCACCGAGAAGCTCGGGGGCCTCGCCTTCGTCCTGCCCGACGGCGCAGTCCAGGCGGATACCCCCGACGGCACGCTGACCGTCTACGCCGACGGCGCAGTCCGGGTCCGCGAGTGCGGCGAGACCGAAGCCTGGCCGACCCTCCGCAGCGCCGTCGCCGACTGGGGCGTGGAAGTGTGAGATAGCTCACTCCGGAGGGGCTTGACAGCCCCTCCGGAGGCCCGCTAGAATGAAGACATCGGAACGAAGAGAGAAAGGAAACTCCGATGAACACCTGGAAAACCGCCGACGCCGGGGTCGAGCCCCGCGTGCGCGACGACGCAGGCGGGTGGGCCTGGTGAGGCGCTTCTGGGGCGCCGTCGCCGTCGCAGCCGGCCTCCTGGCCGGCTGGGGCTGCGGCGAAGACCTCGGCCGCTGGGACGCCTACGCGGGCATCCGAGACGAGCCGACGGTGCTGGGCCTGACTGTGTGGCAAGTCACGAACATCGGGCTTGACGCAGACGCCCGATAGCCACTAGACTAGAGATATCAGGAAACGAGAGAAAGGAAACCCCCTGATGCACACCACCACTTACATCCCCGAGATCGACGTCCCGGACTTCGTCGCCAGCCTCCGGGCAGACCGCGAGCGCCAGCGCGCTCGACGCCGGAGCCGCCGTCAGAGCCGCGGATGGGAGGCCTGAGCGATGACCTGGCTCGACTTCGCCGGCGCCGTCTGGGACGCCTTCTACGGGCTCATGTCCACCTGCGAGGAGCTCGTGGAGCACCTCCCGACGTCGCTGCAGTGCTTCTTCGACTGGTGCTGACTGTGCGATACACCACAGGCCCTCGGGCTTGACTTCGGGCCCGAGACCCACTAGACTTAAACCATCGGAACAACAGAGAGAAAGGAAGACTCCGATGCACCTCTACCCCTACCTGACAGCCGTCGCCGATGAAGACGTCCTCGACGCCGCCGCAGACGTCCTCGCCGAGCGGGGCCTCGAACTGGACGACGGGATCGAGCTCCTCTTCGACGCCGACTGGGAGGACGAATACTGTGAGGCCGCGTTCGAAATCGAGCGGAACTGGGACGAGATCCAGTACGACGTCGCAGCCACCGTCTGGGACCGCGCCGACGCCGAGACTCGGATGGACATCTGGCGGGAGGACGCCGGCGCCGATGACCCGGAGGATCCCGTCGACGCCGAAGGCATCTGGGACCTGATGCGGACTGCGGCGTTGGAGCGCTGCGGCAGCGTCTACCAGCACGCCTCGATGGCCGAGGCTTGCATGGACGCCCTTCGGTTGACGTCTCCGACGGCGCTGGCCCGAGTGCTGACCGTGCTCGAATGCGATCGCGTCGCCGACGCCGTGGCGTGGGGGCGGCGCACGAAGACGCGGGCCTTCACCGTCGAAGACGGGTGCGTGGTGGTTCGGGCCGGAGACGGCGGCGCAGTCCGAGACCGACTGTGGCCGGCCTTCGGCGAGGTCGAGCGCCCCGACGGCGCCAGGGTAGTGGAGACGCTGGGCGACGCCCGTCGCGAAGTCGGACTGTAGCGATGTTTCACGTGAAACGAAGTCGGGTCGCCGCCGAAGGCGGCGCCCGGGGAGGGAGGCGCTATTGAGAATCACTCTCACTAAGATATGGGTTGGAATAGTTGGACTGATGTATGCTGGATGGTTCGTCTGCGTGATGGTCGAGGCGCTAAGCTACGGTACGGTAGGGTAAGTAATACAAGTTGGAGTGGTAAGAAAAGTAGCCCCTGGGACTAACGTCCCAGGGGCTACTTGTGTTTTTGGTGGGAAAAGTTGGAATTTTTGGATGGGTGGGTCGACTTGCATGGGGGGACCCAACCGCATATATTAATCGCTATTTTCCGACACTGGAAATCAGACTACGGTATGATCGCTATAATAGGACCTGTGCACGATATAGTACTCATCGCCGACCATCTTCTAGGGGCGCCAGCAGTAGGCTTAGGCGCCCTTATAACGGCTATTGCGACGCTTTACACGTCGCTTAAGACCAATAGAAAGGTCCTTAGCGTCAAACAAGACATGGAAAACAACCATGGGAGCTCCTTACGCGACGCTATAGACCGAATAGAATCCAACACCCAAACACTCACGGACCTGGTCCATGCGCACACGCGACAGTTGGATGACATCCAGTGTGCTGTGCGCCGACACGACGACGAGATAAAATCATGGCATGTCAACTCCACCGAGCCCACTGCCTCCGCAACACCCCCTTGTGCGCATACGGAAGATCTACAACGAGGCGACGATAACGCCTAACCCGACGCCGCCCTATGACTCGACCCTCCTCCTGACCCCGCCGCCTCCCCCGAAGCCTAACCCGGACCAGCCCTTGGGGGCCACCGCGGCCAGCTTGGCGACCCCTATTCCGGCTCTCACACCCCTGCTCAAAATCGAACGGGTGCCCGTCCCCTCCACCGACCCGGACCCAAGCAAACACAACCGCCTACAGGTGGTGTATTCCTTCTCGGCGAACATCGTCACACTGAAGCAGCTGCGCAACAAGGACAACACTCCGCCTACCAAAGACAACCCCACTGGCGAACCGAACCCGTGGGAAGTGGGTTGGCTGCTGTGGTGTTTCAGCCCGGACCCGACGCACCCCTACAACCCTAGCCCGACCTCCAACTCGAACTTCCGCTTCTACGCCTTAACCCTCAAGCCCAACGGCTGGGAGGTGTCGAAGCAAGACCCCTCGTACAAGGGCGGGCAGCGCTTCCTGAAATCCAACACAGACGCCGACCCGCGCAAGTTCCCACCGCACAACACGGAGAGCGACAACGCAGACGAAGCGAGTGTCAATCCGTACTCTGTCCTCATCAAAGCCTGCCACGAGTATCCGCTGGGTACAACCCAAACTCAGATAGAGAACGACGTAATACCGGCTAACCGGAACTCCGAAGCGGGCAACAAAGCACGACTGACCCCCGCTAGAAATGTGTTCCACATCTTCGTGGAGAGCCAGCTGTTAACCACTGTCGTCGACGAAGAAAAGCCGCTGCCCCCGCACATTCCGGCGTTCTACGCCGAGGATGCCCGTGTGCGCTTCACATCGATGTGGCATGCGACGCCCAAGCGACCTCAGCTTCGACCATCTCCGGCTGACTACGACCCGCTGGCCCTGCACGCGACGGGCTACCCGCCGCAGGGAGTGGTATGGTTCTAGTCATGGAAGAGGGCTACCACGACAGAACGGAGAGTTTCACGTATGCAGCGGAGGACGCTTACACGGCCTACACGAAGCGGGAGCCGGGTAAGATGCCGTTGGACAACCGGAGCGCCGAGGTGTTCGAGGAACGCTATCGGCCTGCAGCTCGTTCCTTGTGCGGCTTCAACCCGCCGTTTCCGACGCGGGACGGGGCAGCGATATCGCGGGGCGAGGCGAACGACGAGATCGAGGAGTTCAACGCGCAACTGGACGCGCTGCAGTCCCTGATCGATGCGGCGTGGCGCTCGACGCCCGGTAACGACGACCCGCTTCTGCGCGGCTACCCAGATGCTGTGCGCCATGTGGACGAGGGCTGGGTGGAATTCCGTCTGCCGCACCGTGATTCACCAACTGTGCGCTTGCAGCAGGGGGAGGGCTATGACTTTGCGAAGCGACGGAAGATCCCGGCGCACAGCCCGCGCCCGGACCGAGCTGGTTTCGTGCCGTATACTGAGGTGAAGGCTCTTCTCAATAGTAGGAAGGAGACGGATGACGCAGGCTGACGTGCAGCGTAACGCCATCGTGGCGTGGATGGCGAAGCACGACGGTGACTTCGGTTATACGAACGACTACCGCCGTAAGGACCCGGAGCGCTACGGCTGGGGTGATTGCTCTAGCACCATAGCGCAGGCCTACCGGCAGTGTGCGGGGATAGAGATAGGCGAGCGGAGTTTCAACATAGCGTCGGACCCAGATGCGTACACGGTGGCGTCGGCGACGTCGTGGAGGGATTTGCCCCTCGCCGATATGAAGCCGGCGGATATCATCTGCATGGGCTGGCATTCCGGGCCGTTCGCCGGCCGCATATCCCATGTGGAACTCTACGCCGGGGGCATGTACACGTGGGGGCACGGAGGCCCGGGAAGGGGCCCTAGGCTGCATTCGCTGTCGGACCGGTCCCTGACGGGCTCGGCGACGATTATCATCGTCAAACGCTACATCGGCGATACACAGGACAATGACAACACCAGTAAAGGAGACGAGTTGACACCTGACGAGCACAACATGCTCAGCTGGCTGTACGAGAACATAAAGGTACCGAGCCAGGGCTTCGGCTACCCCCAGGCGACGCAGAACTCCATCGCGGAGCTGAAGGAGGTTGCGGCCAACCTGACGCAGGCCGTGGAGTCTATGACGGCGACGGTGAATAGGATCGCGACCGACCTGACCGTGCCGGGGTACGGCTTCGGCTACCCGGCTGCGAGCCACGCCGCGCTTGAGGAGACGATCAACAAGCTGAACGACATCCAGAACACGCTGGCTAAGCGGGGCGATGCGAAGTGACTACACAGGAAACGCCCACCCCCACTGGCCCCAAGCACCTGGACACTCCTGCGCTGACGGACGAGCAGAAGGCTGCGGCATTCGCCGCAGCGGCGCACACCGTGGAGACGGGGGGCCTGCCGCAGGGGGACGGCGGCCTGGCAGACCCGAACAGGAAGAACGCCTACCACTTCGACGAGCTCGTGCCGACGCAGATCCAGCACAAGGCGCGGTCGATCATTCGGACGTTCGTGGTCAGCCTTATCGGTGTACTGGCGGCGTGGGGCGCCAAGGTGGGCATCACCCTGCCTGCGGACCTGGCGGACACGATTACGGCGACTGTGTGGGGCCTGGTTACTGTGTGCGCACAGTGGCTGCTCAACACGAAGCCGGTGGACCGGTTCCTGCACAAGGTTGTTCCGTTCCTGGCGACAACGCCGAATAAGTGACTTAACGCATAACATAAGAAGAACCCCGCTGCCTTCAAGCAGCGGGGTTCTCATCTATCGGCCGACGGCTAGCAGATCCAGGTCCGGCCCCACAGACGGCAGGTTCCGTACCAGCCGGCGAACATCCGTCCGATCAGGTTCCATGAAAACATGTTTTCTCCTCTCTGTTGAGTCACTGTGCGCAACCAGTGTACACGCTGAACAAACCGCTGTCAAGCCGCGATGAGGTTGAGCTGGTGCTGGGCCCACGCGAAGGCGGCGAGGGCAGAGATCGCGCCGAGAGACGTGAAGGCGAGGGAGACCCAGAAGACGACGGCGCCGGCTCTGGGGAAGCCGCACCACGTGACGATGTAGGCGATGAGGGTCCAGAACCCCTGTGCGACGAGGAATGCGACGGGGACGGCGATGAAGTAAAGAAGCATGCGAAGTCCTTTCTCTAGTCCGGTGGTTCGATGGCTCTAATGTACCCGCTCCCGGAGCACTAGTCAAGTTTGCGTAACCCAGCTCGCTTTGCTAGAGTCCTCGTATCAGCCAATACACCGCACACGAGAGGAGAGACACGATGTTTCACGTGCATTTCATCTGGGCGCAGTCGGCGTCCGGGATTATCGGGGTCAACGGGAAGTTGCCATGGCACGACCGAGGGGACCTGCAGCATTTCAAGGACATGACGACCGGAAAAACAGTTGTAATGGGCCGGAAGACCCGACAATCCCTGCCGCAACGCAACAAGAAGCTACCCAACAGGACGAACATCGTGTTGAGTCGGACGATGAAGTCGACCAAATCGATTAAGGCCGTGGCGAGCCCGTACGCGGCGATAGAGCAGACCCTCGCAGAGGGTCGAGACGAAGCATGGGTGATCGGCGGGTACGAGACGTTCCAGGCGTTCATTACAGCCCACGACCTGGACAGGCTGCCGTTCAGGTTGGACGCTTACGTCTCCGTGCTGGCGGTGGACGACGAAATCCAGCCGATCACCGCACAGGACAGCATCACATGGGCGCCTACGCTGGACGACCGCTGGGTGCTGCTGTACGACCATATGGCGGGGCCTAGGCGGCGCCTGCAGAAGTATGTTAAGGTGTTCAGGTAAGCTCCTTTCTCTCAGGACCCCGCCGGGTGAGCGCTATGCCCCGGCGGGGTCTGCTGTGCGCGTGGTAGTATTCCTCTTAAGCCTGATTAGAGAGGGAGTTTCATGAGGATCGACGTTCAAACGAGCCGCTTAGCCACTGCTAACGGGTCGATTGCGACGCTTAGCGGCACGTTGCCAAATCTCGACCTGGACGTTGTGCTGGCCAAGAGTGTAAAGGCTGTGTATTTGACGGTGTTCGCCAACGCAGCAGAGACGAAGGTCACGTCGCTGAACACGGAGGGCGGCACGTTCTGCGTAACCATACACACCACGTCCGAGCGGCCTACCGTGAAGGTGTGCGACCCGCTCGCGTCTCCGGTGGTGATCCGGTACAGGGGGCTGTGATGGCCACGCCCAAGAAAACGACGAAAAAGAAGCCGGCTCAAACCAAGACTGCGTCCAAAGAGCTGGTGAAAAACGACCGGGATCGCTTCGCGATCCAAAAGTCGACCGGCGAGCTTGCGATGGACGACAGGAGGCTGCTCACCCTCGCACAGGCGGGGGCCAGCCCCTCCGAGATGTCCGAAGAGCTCGGCCTGCCGGCTGAGACGTGCCTTGCCCGTGTGCGCTCCCTGCTGAAGCGCAACGACGTGTGGACGAACCTCGAACGCCAACAGATGCTGATAGCCGACATGTACGACTTGAAGACGCGCGCCTTCAACTTCCTGGAGAAGTGCTTCGAGTCGGACGAGATAGCCGCCCGGCACATCGAGGCGGTCAACAGCGTCCTGAAACAGCTCGGCGACCGCTTGGACAAGGTGAAGGAGTACAACGACGAGGAAGAGGCCAGGGTGACGAAGCAGCAGACCCGGCTGATCCTCGACCTGGTGGAGGACGCCTGGGAGCGTGTGCGAGTTCATATATCCAGCGCGTATTCGAACGGCCAGCTGCTCGACCCGGAGGCGATGGACGAAGTGTTCTATCAGGCGCTGAAGGAGGCCCATGCTGATCAAAGCTAGCGCGATAGACAGCGCTATCGCCACCGTCAAGGCGCACAGGAGGCAGGACAGCTTCAAGTCCGACCCTGTGGGCTGGGCCGAGTACATGCTGGGCACGGACGAGGGCACGCTGTGGAGTAAACAGCGGGAGATCGCCCGGGCCGTGGTGGACAATAACTCGACGGCGGTGAAGGCCGGCCATGGCGTGGGGAAGTCCCGACTTATGGCTGTGCTGATCTGCTGGTGGGTGGACACCCGCTACCCGCACTGCTACGTGATTTCGACGGCGCCGTCGATGGCGCAGGTGCAGGATGTGCTGTGGCGCGAGGTGATGCAGCTGAAGGACATCGTGGAGAGACGCTTCGATGAGGGGCTGATCGATCACAAGCTTCCGGGTCGTATCACGATGGACGTCCAGTGGAAGGACGACGTGACGAAGCTCCCCCTGGGCCGCGGAAGGAAGCCGCCGGACAACCTGGGCGGCAACTCGTTCCAGGGCATCCACGGCGACGTGTTGGCGATCGGCGATGAGGCCTGCGGTCTCTCAGGCGAGCTGATCGACGCCCTGGCGAACATTACGACAAACGAGGCGTCGCGGCGGGTGCTGATCGCGAACCCGACGGACCCGATGAGCTACCTGGGGAAGATCTTCAAAGAGGAGATGGAGAACTGGAAGCGCATGTCCATCTCGGTCCTGGAGAGTCCGAACTTCACAGGCGAGCCTATGCCGCCGAAGGTGCTGCAGAAGCTTACCGGACCGTCCTACGTGGAGCAGAAGAAACTGGAATACGGGGAGGACAGCGCCAGGTTCAAGGCGCGCGTCTTGGGCGAGTTCGCGTTCGATATCGAGGATTCGCTGATTCTGCCGGGTGACGTGGAGAAGGCGTGTTTGACTGAGAGGGAGCGGATCGGCCGGCCCGTGTTGGGTGTGGACGTGGCGCGGTTCGGCGCGGACCGCTCCGTCGTATACCTGTGCGTGAACGGGGTTGTGCGCTTCGTGGATTCGTGGGCGAAGACAGACCTGGTGCACAGCGCACAGCGGGTACACGACCTGGCGCTTCGCGAGGGCGCACATGCCGTGGCGATCGACTGCGACGGTATCGGGGGCGGCATGTTCGACATCCTCAACTCGTATGCGACCCGGACGTACGACATTCTGGCTGTGCGCGGGTCTATGTCGAGCCCCGACAGAGGCCGTTGGCACAACTACCGCTCCTACATGTGGGATTCGTTCCGGTACAGGTGCCGCACAGGGGAGCTGGATCTGGACCCGTTGGACATCGACCTGCACGACGAGCTGCTGTCCGTCGGCTACTCATATAATACGATGTCCGGGGGGCTCGTCCTGGACTCGAAAGACAAGTTGAAGAAGGACGTCGGCAAGTCGCCTGACTTGGCTGACGCCGCAGTATATGCTGCTATAACAGACCAGAATATCCGTGATGCCGTCCAGCAGGAGACTGTGTTCTCCGACGCGGGGGACATGATGGATGACGACGAAGACAGCTACCTAATGGAAATGGGGGAGAGTTTTGGATTCAACCGCATACTCGTTTAGCGACGAGGGTATTGCGTTCATCAACGAGGCGCAGAGGTCTTACCTCCTCGACGAGGGTGCCAACTGGGTCAGCTACGCCGACGACAAGGGCCTGACGCTGGCTTTCATCCATGAGGTTGTGCGCGGACTTCGGGACATGGCTAGGGACCATCCGCTGCACAAGCGCGGCGCACAGCTGAGGACCAGCTACATCTTCGGCGACGACTTGGTGTTCAGCGACACGTCTGCGAAGCTGGACAAGTTCATCAAGTCGGAGTCGGCGCAGAGGACGCTGTTCTCAGCATCGGCTATGGAGAGCCTCAACTTGGAAAGGTTCTGTGCGGGGAACGTGTTCCTGTTCCGTGAGGTGCATACCGACAAACTGACGCTGGTGCCTGTGGAGGAGATCGAGGAGATCGTCAGGGATTCGTTCGACTCCTCTGTCGTGAAATACGTGCGTCGCACATGGACCCCGGATGGGCAGAGCACGATTAGCCAGTGGTTCCCAACGGCTGAGTACAGGCGGAGTGTACAGCGGTTGAGGAAACCCCCGAACACGGCCTACGAGGTGAACGGCAACTACGTTGTGTACATCCTGTCGTCCGGTCGGCATGCTGGGCACGCGTTCGGGGCACCTGACTCGTTGGCGGCCGCGCTGTGGAGCGTAGCCTACTCTGGGTACCTGCGGGACTCGGCCAGGCTGTCGAAAGCGCTGTCGAAGATCGCGTGGGCTATCGTCAACAGCAACAACCAGGGCAAGAGGCAGTCGGCGGTGGAGATCTCGAACCGCGGCGACGTGGTAGGCGCCACGGCGAGCTTGGGGCCCAACCAGTCCCTAGCTGGTGTTGGGGTTCCGAGCGCACAGGTGAATTATGGGAACGGCCAACCGCTGGCTGCACTTGTGGCTGCATCGTTCGGGATCCCGGTTATCGCTCTGCTGTCGTCTCCTGGCGCGACGGGCGGCTCGTATGGGGCTGCGACGACGCTGGACAGGCCGACGATCAACGGCTTCAAGCTGGAGCAGCGCAAGTGGCGGGACTTCTTCAAACAGGTGATGATGGACGTGGATCCGTCGGTGAAGGACGTAGACATCAAGTTCCCGTCGATCGAGCAGGATCCGACCTATAGGGCATTGCAGTCACTTGCTACGTCTATGTCGACGGGGGCCATCCACCAGGACGAGTACCGTCAGGCTGTGCTCAATCTACTCGCTGTGCCCGATATCCACGGCGACGAGCTTCCGGAGCCGAACGATTTTCTGAAGAGTGGTAATGTGTCTGGTGGAGACGACGGCGATGCTGTGCGCGACCCGGTGGCACGCCAGGGCAACCAGGGCGCCGTCCCTGGCGGTTTCAACCAAGGAGACACTGAAGATGAAGATAAGTGAGAGCACGACCACTAGTGTCCTCAAGCCCATTAAGGGGACGCGCAAGTGGCTTGTGCGACTCATAACCGAGGGTCAGGGCTCTACCGGTGTGTATACGAAGGAGGCGCTGCAGGGCAGTTTCGCCGAGGCTTTCCCTGTCGGCACACACATGTACATCGACCATGCGACCGAAATCGAGTCAGATGAGCGTCCCGAGGGCACGTTGACGAAGTTGGCGGCTGTTATCGCTGAGACGCCTTACTGGCGGGACGACCCCGAGCCGGGGATGTACGCCACGGTCGAGGTGGTTGAGCAGTGGGCACCGTTCATCGAGCAGGTGGCTGACATCATCGGCGTGTCGATTCACTGCGGTGCGACCCTCGCACAGGATGATGACATCGTGACGGCAGGGGAGCCTTCGCCGCCTGTGATAGAGTCGTTCATACCGTCGCCTGTTAATTCCGTGGATTTCGTCACAGTTCCCGGTGCCGGCGGGCGCCTCGTCGAGGCGCTGGAGTCGTTCAAAAAAGGAAATGCTATTATGGGTAGCAGCAACAAACACAATTCCGAAAGGAAGAGAATGGACAAAGAGTTCAAGGAGGCCCTTGAGGCCCTGGACACCAAGCTCTCCGCTCTCGTCGAAGCTCTCGCCGATAAGGCCAAGAAGAAAGACGAAGAGGACGAAGAGGACGCCAAGAAGGCCAAGGAGGAAGAGGAGGATAAGGCCAAGAAGGCTAAGGAGGCCATCCTTGCTCTCGCCGACTCCGATCTCCCCGAGGTTTCCCGTGTGCGGGTCGCCGAGGCAATCGCCCGCGGCTATGACGCGAAAGCGATCCTGGACCGCGAGACCAAGCTCGTCGAGTCTATCCGCGAGAGCCTGTCGGGTGGCTTCGCCCCCGAGCACGTGCCCTCCGGTAAGGGCGCCGACGACTTCGAAGCCGAATTCGCCAAGCTGACCTGGTAAGGAGGACACGCACATGGCACAGAATCACGTCAAGGGTGGGGACACCTACGAGGTCCAGGTCGACGCGGCCGTCAAGTCTGGCGATGTCGTCGCCGTTGGCAAGGTCGGGGCTGTTGCTCTCACCTCTGCAACGCCTAAGGAAGACAACAACTTCTATTCGACGCTCGCCTTCGAGGGTATCGCACACCTCGGCCTCGATGGGTCTATCAAGGCGGGGGATATCGTCACGATCGACGGCGCCACCGAAACCGGAAAGGCGGCTAAGCCCGAGGTCGCGGCCGACCCGAAGGGGAAGATCGTGGTGGGCTTCGTGCTCAACCCACTGTCGAGCGCATCGACCAAGTACGCTGTCAAGCTGACCCAGGCTTGGCTCTAAGGAGGATATCTACATGGCAATCAACGCGAGGGAAGCCTACAAGGCGGGTATCCTTCTGCACAAGGCGCTTCACGCCGATGATATTCGTGTGCGCAACTCGGCCCGTAAGGACCTGAGCGAGGCCATCTCGACCTCGGACCTTCCGGTCAACCTCGGCCCGACCATGAACAAGATCATGCAGGGCGAGTACCAGCAGGTCCCGTCGAACTGGCGCGAATGGGCAGACACCCTTGAAACCCCCGACTTCGAGACGGTTCCCTACTTCAGTTTCGACTTCACGGACGACAATATCCCCGTGCGCAAGGACGGTAAGGGCTATGTCGCACAGGGGCTTCCCGCTGTCGGCGAGCTCGGCGAATACCCGATCCTCGGTCTGAAGGCGGAGCAGTTCAAGCTGAAGCTGGCGAAGGCCGGTGTCCAGATCCCGCTTTCCTGGGAGACGCTGAAGCGCTACGGAGCCGACTGGGGCCTGATTCCCCGGATCACGAAGGAACTCGGCCGCCGCGCTGCCAACCAGGAGTCGATCGAGGCTGCCCTGCAGCTGGTTCAGCCCACCGGTCTGAACACGACTAACTTCAAGGCCGCTAATAAGAACGTCCTGGCCGGCAACCCCGAGCTGAGCATCGAGGCGCTTGAAAAGGCTTTCGCACAGCTGGCTACCACCAAGTACAACGGTCGCCGAATCATCATGCCGACGAAGTTCAACCTGATCGTTCCCCCGGCTCTCGCGAGCCGCGCCGAGCAGATCATGAAGGTCGTCGAGATTCGCCGCCAGAACGGCACCGAGACCCAGGTGATGGGTAACACGGTGTCCGGCAAGGTCGCGAATGTCTTCGAGGTGCCCGAGCTTGCGCTCATCGCCGGGGACTACGCCGACAAGTGCTGGTTCCTTCTGCCCCCGAAGAACTCGATGCCCCGCAAGAACATCGTGAACGTGTTCCTTGAGGGCGAGACGGCACCGAAGATCTTCGTCGAGAAGACCACGAACAGCTCCGAGCTCGACGGCTCGTTCGATAACGACGCGTACAGGACGAAGATCCGTCATCTCGTCAAGTCTGCTTTCATCGCCCCGGAGGGCACTCTGGCCTCCAGCGGTGCGGGCGCCTGATAACGATACCCGACAAGGATGGAAACCCCGCCCTCACAAGGGGCGGGGTTTCCTGCAGTGGAAAGGAGCCGACGTGGCGAAGATAACCGTGGACGAGCTGAAGCTGTTCCTGCCCGGCATCGACTTGGACCCTAAGCTGCTCGAACGGTTGTGCGGGTTGTACACGAACGTGTTCAAGGCCGCTGCGGCTGCCCTGCGCGCCTACGCGGCGAAGCTCGTGTCGGAGGGCGGGGTCGAGAACGTCAAAGCGGACGACTTCACGCTGTCGGGTGGCGACAAGAACATCGACGCCCTTCTCGCTCTGGCCGACAAGTACGACGCACAGGGGGATGCCCTGGAGAACGGCGAGGGGCTTGTGCTCGTCCCGATGAGAGGCGACGACGTGTTCGAGAGAGCGAGGGAGTTCCTTGGCCGGTATCTCTGAGGGCCGTCTGGCGATGGCGGCTAAACGCGTTGAACGCTACATGGTCGATGAGGTGACTATCTATGATGGCAAGAACATCAAGTACGACGCTAAGACTGACAGCTATGATTATGGCTCAGTCGTATATTCTGGGAAAGCGCGTATACAGCCGATACGCCAACCTGAGGTAGCGAACGACCAGATCGCGCCCCAGACGACTAACCGTGTGCGCATACAGCTGCCACGATCGACGATGTCGCTGAACATCCCGATGGCTGCACGTATCAAAGTCGTAAAGACCCAAGATACACCGCATATGGTGGGTTACCTGATGACGGTGTCGTCCTTGGTGGATGCGTCGCAGTCGTTCGAGCGGACGATCATCTGCAACACGCCGATGAACAAAGCGGAGGCGTAACCGACATGAAGATCCGCACGAAGATCGGAGCGAACAAGTTCACGAAGTACGCTAAGCGCGTTCAGGACTTCAGGGAGTACGACCTGTTTGCTAACGTCATCGACAAGCTGTCGGAGGAGATCCCGCCAGCGCTGCAGGACACAATAGAGAAGACTCCATCTGCTCTTGTGCCAGGTAAGATAGGTCGTATTTGGACGGGGCACATGCATGACAGCGTAAGCGTCGTCGTCCCGGACAACGTCACCGTCGAGTACGGGTGGATCGAGGGCTCCAATAAATTCGACGGCGGCTGGGACCACGACTATATCCTCGGACAGGAGTACGGCGATGATAGAGTGTGGGGTATGAAGGCGCTGGAGAAGGTGGAGAAGCAGGTGAAGCTCGCCGAGAAGACCAGTAAAGAGGTCTACACGGAGACTCGCCGCATCTGGAAGTGGGGCAGGTGACTAATGGCCAAATACATCGATGACGTTATGGCAAAGATCCGTGAGCTCTCCGAAGTACCTGCCAATCGCGTGTGCGAAGAGGTGGCCCTGCCCGACTTCGACGAAGGACAGAAGATGCCGTATATCGCAGTCGTGTTCGGCACACCGTCGCACATCAGTCAGGCGACGAGCATCGTCTCCCAACTGAACGACGGCTACAGGGTGTTCTTCCTGTGCCATGTGCGAGCCCTAACCGCACAGCATGCACGGGAGATAGGAGAGAGGATCCTGTGGGGTTTGGTGGGGTTCGAGCCCGACAACAGCGGGGGCATCACGGTGCACGGCGGTCAGGGCTTGAATTACGCCGGGACGAACCACAAAGTGGTGCAGTGCGGCTACGAGCTGTACTGCTCCTTCATCACGAACCTCAAAAACCGCATTTGATAGGATGGTGTATATGGGCCTCTACAAAGACATGAACACCGGGGACATCGGTACGTACCCGGATGACTTCGCTCAGTTCTTCGGTACGCTGGTTCCGATAACCGAGGAAGAGCCTTGTAGCGACTGTTTCATTGACAACGACAACGAGAAAAGGGGGAAGCACAGTGGCTAACGAAGTTCGTATGCTTCGCGGCAACGTGACTATTCTCTTCGCCGCTCCTGAGGCGTTCGCTGACTGGCAGCATCCTACAGCGGCGGAACTCAACGCACAGTTCAGTGCGACCGACAACCCGCGTAACCTGGTGTTCAATGTGTCGTGTGCGATCCTGGACGGATACTCGCTCGGAGAGACCGACCCGGACACCGACACCACTCGGACGATCTGTGACATCTCCGAAGTGGAGAACCCGACCCTGGCGAAGTATGAGGGTAAGTTCACGGCCCTCCGCGACGAGAGCGTGGACGATCAGGGCGTGTTCAACATGATCCGTGACATCACGATGAAGCCGGACATCACGCTGTTCATCGTGGAGCGTATCGGCAAGCGCCCGAACAAGCCGTTCGAGGTCGGGGATGTGTTCAGCATCTACCGCTTCCAGACCGACTACCCGGTCGACGGGTACGAGTCGAACGGCTTCATCAAGTACGAGCCGAACTTCCTGCAGAACGGCGCGTTCGTCCTCAACGAGAAGGTGGCCGCATAATGGATAAGAAAGTACTCTCCAACGAACACGTCAACGTCTGGGTTCTGCCCAAGGCGTCCGTGAGGGACATCAACGCTATCACCGTGGAGGAAATGAACTCTGCAGTGGCTATCGGCGACGCTATCAACTGGGATGACACGACTATCCCGGCTGCGAAGGCGTCGAAGGAGCAGTCGTCTTTGTCGCTGCTCGACGCTGCGGGTTCGTCTTCTCGCGGCGCCGCACAGTACGAGGGCTCGCTCACCATGTACTACCCGACGAACCCGGACGACGTGAACAGCATTTACGCGAAGGCGTGGAACATGTTCAAGAAGACCCGCGTTGACCTGATCCTGGTTGTGCGCGGTGTCTTGAAGGGCCGTGATCCTATTGCGGCTGGCCAGTGGTACTGTGCGTTCCTCATGATCGGGTCGACGTACAAGAACACGCTGGAGGGCGACAACCCGACCCGGTACACGGTGTCGTTCCTGCAGCAGGGCCAGCTGGCCGTGAACGGGATCTTCAAGGATAGCACGACGGCGATCACCGACACGGAGGCGCTCACGGTGTCCCTCAACGAACACCGGCCGATCCTGCCGAAGATCCACGGCCACCAGGCGCGTTCCGTGTGCTCTTACCTGTCGAAGGACACGTCGACTGTCACGGTGAGCCCGCTCGGAGTGGTGACGGGTCTGAAGACCGGTAGCGCGGATGTCATCGTCAGCCACCCCGCTTGTGCGAATGTGACTGTCAAGGTGACAGTGGCGTAACGCGCACACCTCCGATCTGAATAGCACAGGGCGTCTCCTCTCCGCCCTGTGCTATTCTTGTTTATGACGTTACCCTAACGCCCAGTAGAGAGGAATTCAAATTATGGACATTTTCGAGGTCCTGTCCCGTTCGAATGCGCCGAAAGCGAAGAAGGTCGTGTACCTGGACGCCGAAGCAGTGCAGGATGTGGAGCGGCTGATCAAGGAGCAGGCCGATGCCGACGTGATCAAGGAAGCGGTGAAGAGGCGGGACGCCTCCAAGCTGACGTTCCACCTCCAGTCGGTGACTGCCGATGTGCGCGAAGAGCTGATGCTCGGCATCGAGAGCGCGGATAAGACGAAGAACAAGACCAAGCGCGTATCGGAGGCCTACCTGGCGCTTCTGTCGAAGACGCTGTACAAGATCGAGGATGCCGAAGGGAATGTGGACGAACGGAGGTTCAACTCAGAGGAGATCCGGAAGATCCTGAACGCTCTGCCTGGCGAGCAGTATCTTGGTCTGCTTATAACAGCGATGAACCTTCTCGGTGCTTCTGCTGACTACGACAACGCGGTGACGGTGGATTTCTGATAGACGCCCTCCAAGAAAAAGGGGGGAGCGGCGCTCTATCGATGGTTAGGACGGCGGTGGACCTGCACATGAGGCCCACCGCCGTCATCTATAACCAGCCTGACCCTTTCGGGCAATGGACGGAGTTGGACTATAAGCTTGTGTTGGCTTACAAAACGGTTAAGGATGAGACATGCCAAAGATGTGGTAACCCTATCTGGCTGTGTCATTCGACTGATCCTGATATAGCATGGCGTGCGGAAGACAGAACGTGCTATGCTACTAAAGCAAGGATGATGCATGATTGGACCAGCACACACCGGGCCACTGACCAGCCTCCCTATGAGGAGAAGCAGAAATGGGGCAAGGATACTGTGATGACACCGTACATGCCAGACTATGCGGAGCGAGACCTGCCCACGAGGATGGACTACTACAACAGGAGTGAGTGATGCCTGATATTAAGCAGACTATCGAGTTCAACGTGCAGGGCACGTCTGAACTCCACGAGGCTGCGGAATCCATCAACACTATCGCACAAGCCCTCGACAATATCAAGGGCAAGGTCGTCGGTGCCGACATCGGCAAAGGCCTGGACGGCGCAGGACGTGGCGGTAGGGAGGCCGGGGAGGGCTTCGACCGAGCTGGTAAAGCCGCGGAAGAGGCGAAGTCGCGTATATCCAACATGCGCTACGCCCTCTACGACGTGGCCGCCGTCATGCAGAACATCTCGAAGACCGCCTTCGGTGCCTTCTCCACGGTCGTCAAAGAGTCGATGGATTATGAGTCGGCCTTCGCACAGGTGAAGCGGACCAACGACATCGCTGGCAAGTCGGCGGACGAGCTACGCGGCAAACTGGAGCAGATGGCCGCCTCGGTGACGACTACGAACTTCAAGGACCTGTCGAACATCGCAGCACTCGGCGGCCAGTTGGGCGTCGCTAAAGAGTCCATCACCGATTTCACCGAGACAGTCGCTAAGCTCTCGGCGACCACGGACTTGTCGCTCGACAAGTCGGGTGAGACGATCGCGCGTTTCCAGACGATCATGGGTACGACCGGCCAGAACTTCGACAACATCGCCTCCTCGATCCTGAAGGTCGGCGTCAACTCTGCTGCCACCGAGTCGCAGATCGCCAACACATCGACGCAGATCTCCGCTATGGGCAAATTCGCCGGCCTCACCGAATATCAGGTGGTCGGCCTGTCCGGTGCGTTGGCATCGATCGGCGTGGCACCCGAACTCTCTCGCGGTGTCGTCACGCGTATGTTCACCCAGATGCAGAAAGCCATCAGGGGTGGCGGTGACGAACTCAACCTGTTCGCGAAGGTGGCCGGGGTCTCCGCACAGGAGGTCCAGTCCGCGTGGGGCACGTCGAAGTTCTCCGACATCTTCGTCAAGTTCATCGCCGGGCTGAAGAACCAGGGGCAGGGCGCTATCGGTGTGCTCAAAGATCTGGGCATCAAAGCGTCCCGTGACGTCCCGACGATCCTCCGTCTGGCCGAGGCGCACAAGACACTTGAACAGACGATGCGCGACGCCGAATCGGGATACAACGACTCGAAGACGCTCAACGACCAGTACAACCAGATAGCATCCACCACGGCCGGCAAATTGGAGATGCTTAAGAACGCCTGGTCGAATCTGAAGGCCGAAATCGGCAGGTCTACGAACTCCGGCATCGGCGACATGCTAGGGTCCCTCACGGGTCTCGTTCAAGTCCTCGCGAACCTCGTGCAGAACCCCGCCGCACAGTGGATCGCCAAACTGGCCGGCGCCTTCCTGACAGCCGGTGGTATTTTGGCCGGCTACTATGCGAAGCAGGCCCTTGTGCTCGGCGGAGCCTATGCGTTGACGACGGCGCAGCGGTCGATGGGCATCGCGATGCAGCACCCGATCACGTCGATCCGCTCCCTCCTGTCCGCTCTCGCTGAGACAGTCAAGCTCTACAAGTTGTCCACGGTGTCCGTCAACGAGCAGACGGGTGCCCTCTATAAGAACGCTGGCGCCGCCCAGTCGGCCGCCGCATCTCAGCGGGCCGCCGGCCAGGCAGCTGCGTCTCGGTCTGCTGCCGGGGCTGCGTCGGGTGGCGCGGCTGACGCGGCGGGTTCGATCGGGAATGCTGCCAAGGCCACATCGGGGCTTATGAGCGCCTTCAAGGGTCTCGCCGCGGGGGCAGGCATCTCCTTGTTCTTCACGGGGCTATCTAAACTCACCGAGGGTTGGACTCGCCGCTCTGAGCAGGCCCGAGCGGAGGCGAAAGCCCTGGAGCAGGCACAAGCCGACCTGGCGCAGTCTGTGATGCAGGACACGAAGGCTTTCCAGGAGGGCGGTAGCGCCGCCTACGTGTTCGCAAAAGCTACCAACAAGGCCGGAGAGTCCGTGTCCTCGCAGCTGTTCTCCACTTCGGATGCGAACGCCCAGACGAAGGCGATGGCTCAGGCGCAGGAGCTTCTCGCACAGAAGACCGGGCAGTCCACGGAGGAGATAGACAAGCAGACGTATGCGATCGGCGAGAATTCGCTGAAGAAGATGGCGGAGCAGATCGCCGGCAACACGGGCTTCAAGCAGTTCGCCGACGATCAGCTGGGTACGCTCCGGCAGCTGGGTTTCTCCGTGCAAGAGTACTCGAAGCTCGTCACGCAGGGCAACTCGGAGATGACCGACTCGCAGAAGAAGATGGCTGAAGAGTTCCGGAACAAGGGGTTCGGATTCCTGGCCGACGACATCGAGCGCAGCACCCAGAGGTCCAGCCAGTACATCGACTCCTTCAAAGCCAAGATTCAGGAGATGATAGCGTCCGGAAAGATCAACTTCATCGACGGCAAGGCCATCATCGAGACGCTGCAGAAGATCGACGACAACGCACACAAAGCTTTTGATGGTGTGCGCAACGAGTCCGACCTGGCATCGCAAACCCTGAAGGGTCTGAAAGGCGACGCAGCAGACGCCGGAGACGAGATGGATGAGATGGGCGAGAAAGCCGATAAGGCGGCCAAGGAGCTCAAGAAGGTTGTCGACTCTGCTCTGTCCGGCGATGAGGCGTTCGTCAACCTGGAGGATGCAGTCGCCAACTTGGGCGAGAGCTTGTACAAGAACGGAATGAATTTCGACGAGTTCTCGGAAGCAGGCAGGGCTAACCTGAAGGCCCTCTATGCTGTTGTGCGACAAGCGGCTGAGGCGTCCGGCGGCGACGCCGGTGTGATGAACGCATACATCCAGCAGATCATGCAGCTGCTGCGCAGCCACGGCGTCGGCTCTGTGCAGGTTCTTGAGCGGGTGGAGCAGAGGCTTCATGCAGTGGCCAACAAAGCCACCCAGTCGGCGAACCAGATAACGAAGGCTGCTGCGCTCGCACAGAAGGCGGGCCAGGCGATCGGTATGATCGCCGCGAGTATCGCCACGGGCAAGGACTTCTCGAAAGAGGCGTCTGCTTCGCTTCAGGGTCTCGGCAAATCGTCTACGGCTGCACTGCCATCGATCAAGGACCTCGGGAAGGCTCTCGACCAAGGTTTCGCGAGGGGCGCCCGGAACGCCGCCAAGCACGCCAAGAAGGCCAGACACAGGACTAGGAAGCTGGGTGACCGTGCGAAGAAGGCGGGCAAGAAGATCAAAGAAGCGGCGAAGGAAATCAAGACCTTCACCGATTACATCAGCGAGCTGTCATCTGTGGCGAATGCCGCGTTCCACTTCCGCTGGGAGTTCCCGAAGTCACTGGACGAAACGGCGAAGTCATTCAAGACGATCAAATCCTATTTCGAGTCTGCGGCGAAAGACGCGCAGTCGGCGAACAAGGAGATCGGCGACGCTAACAAGTCGATCGAGGACACTCGGAACAAGATCGCCGAGTTGGACGCCGAGCTGTCGAAGCTTCAATCGGATCGTAACAAACTGACCTTCCAGTTGAAGGTGGCCGTCGACTACGGCGACACGCTGCGAGCCGACGACATTCGTGCCGAGCTGCAGAAGAACGCTGCGGCGCAGCAGAAGAACCGCACCGACAGGAAGAACGCCGAAGGCGACCAGGCCGGCAACTATCAGAAGCTATACGAGGCGATGCAGAAGCTCTCCGACGCACAGGCGAAGGCCCGGCGCGACCTTGTCGGCTTCTCGGACGCGGCGAGGGAGCAGCGTGGTAATGTGCTGTCGCTCGTCGAGGCATATCAGAAGCAGATCCTTGCTTACGCTAATACGGGTGCCAGCCAACAGCAGGTACTGGCTTACGCTTCTGCTTTGCGAGCAGAGTTCATCAACAACATGACGTCGATGGGTTACTCCCGTGCGGAGACCGAACGGTACGCCGCGACGTTCACAGACCTGTCAAAAGTCATCAACGGCGTGCCGCGTAACTTCACGGTAGGCGTGAACGCCGACCCTGCCTTGCGTGCACTGTCAGACCTTGAGGCGAAGAACCGCAAGTCTCAGCACTCAATGGACGACAACAGGGACTCCGCTGATAAGCTCGGCCATGCGTTGAACAACACCGGGAATGACGCTTCCGGGCTGGGCGGTGCGCTTGGTGGAGGCGGCGTCGGCGGAGCCGCGGATCAGGCTGCTGCCACGTTCCAGCAGCTCGGGCAGATCGCAGGCAACGTGGGCGCCGAAATGTGGAAGGCCGCCGGATCGGCCAACACAGCCGCACATGGGATGAACAACATGGGGCAACAGGCTCACGGGTCGGCTTACTCGTTGAACGTGGCTGGCGATAAGGCGAACTGGATGACGTATGCGGTCAACGGTATCCGTGAGGCTGGCTATGGCGCTTTCAGCGGCATTATCAGCAGTGCACAGCAGGCGGGATTCTCGATGAACCAGGCTGCGACGGACGCCATCAACCTGTGTAATCGTGTGCGGGACCTGCGCAGCCTGTCGGTCGGCCAGTTCATGTTCGGCTTCAACCAGGCGTGGGGGTTCTCGACGGGCGGCAAGGTCGGCGGTTCCTCGTACAGCGGCGGCAAGCAGTCCACGGACACCGTGCCTGCCATGTTGACGCCCGGCGAGTTCGTCATCAACCGTCAAGCCGCACAAACCGTCGGATACGGGTTCCTGGAGGCCATCAACTCCGGCCGTGCCGCGGCTTCGGGTGCCTCGGCTGCGTCCTCGGGTGCCGGAGGCGGAGGGTTCGGCGGGGGTCCGATCCTCGTCGAGCTGTCCGGAACGGACAGGCACATCCTGGTGAGCGCTGTCAACAAGCCGACGGTGATAGACGGCAATGCTATAGTGGGGATGGTCAACGGCTCTAACGCCATGGCATCGAGGAGAGGAGCATAAGAATGCCTAAAAGACCCAAAGTGTGGTTCGGCACGTTGAACGACATGCGCTGGATTGACGCACCCGTGGCGAACTTCCAGAGCAATAGCGTGGGCTTCAACTATAACGCTACGACGCTGCGGGGTGACGGTTTCGCTAAACGGTCCGCGTTGACGCACAGGGAGTTCACGCTCACGTGGGCGGCCAACACGGTGGCGGAGCACGCGGCCCTGCTGTATCTTCTGTCCACGAATGAGCTGCTTTACTACGTGGACCCGTTGGCGATGAAGACGAACCTCCTGCCGCTGTTCATGTCTCACTACATGCCTAACGCTACGGTTTTCACGGACGATATACCCCATGTGGCAACGCCCGGCACATACAACGGGGCCCCGGCGATGTCGTGGAACCCCGCGTGGATATGGCAGATCGGACAGAAGATACATTGGCCGGAGGGCTATAACCTGTGGGCCGGATGCCGCGGCGACGGGACTGTGCAGATCAATGAAACGGCTGTCACGGCGGTCAGCGAGTTCGACGGCCGCTACGTGACGACGATGGTCCCGGCGAACAACATCAACAACCCGTGGGGTGAGCTTCAAATGTGGGCGAGCTCTCGAATATCGAGTATCTGTTTGAGGGCATATCCTGCAGATCGCGTGAAGACGATCAACGACGTTCCGGACAACCACGGTCCGTTCCTTCCCGGTATGGGTTATGGTGCGTTGCAGCAGAAAGAGCCGTATTCTATACAGGAGTACAGTGCGGCTATCGACGGTTACGAGGTGGCTGTGACTGCTTCATTCACTGAGAAGGTGTTGCTGTGAGTATCGCACCTGAGCCCTTCGAATACCGGACTGACCGCTCGCTGGAGAGCTTCTCCGCACAGTGGGACCGCATGTCGTACAGCGTCCCGGGCGGCACTAAGGGCTACCCGGTGATGACGCTGACGGACAGGTTCTTCAAGCCGGCGGACGTGTCGACGACGTGGACGAACAAGCATCCGGTGTCGAGCGTGTATGAGTTCCGGGGGGATGTGCGAACTTTTACGTCCAACTACTCGACGAACACCGTGACGGTCGACGACTTGTGTTATAAGCTCAAGCAGGTAAAGGTCGTCCCCACCCAGTACAACAACTTCCGGAACGTCGTCGTGGAGCTGTTCAAGCTGTGCGACTACGACAAGATATACGTGGACGGTTTCATCAAGTCCGACCAATACAACCCGGTCATCATGGCTCCGGGCGGGTCGTTCAACGTGTGGGATTATCTGAACACCCTGTGTGCGGTGCACAATGTGTACATGATCCGCCAAAACTCGAACCTGCTGTTCCTTCGCGACAATAACTTCCTGAAGGAACGCATGAACAACGTGACGGGCATGAGCTACAGTGTGGATCTCGCACAGTCCACTAAGACCGTGAAGACGACGTACAGGCCTATGCGTTACGCGTACAACGAGTATTTGCCGTTGAGCAAAGAGTCGAGAGACACGATCATCCAAGTGGACGCTCGGAAGACCGTGGAGCAGACGATCACGCTCGACGCCTACGTGATCGAGGCCATGACGCCGTGGGTGACGCAGTGCAAAGACTACATCCCGGCGAAGGACACGTCCGGCCTGGAGTACACGGCTTATTGCGTGTCCGGCAATGACGGGCTCCCGATCACGGCGTCCCAGTGGCTTGGGCAGGGTGGTAGCCTCTCTGTGCGACTCGACCCGAAGAACCACAATCAGATCATCGTGACTGTGCGCGGCATGGTTACGTCTGACTATTCGCCGTTCCGCATCGCCGCATCCTCGGGTCCGTCCAACTACTACAACTCGCTGCGTTTCCGAGGAACGGGACTAGTGATGGGCCCGGAGGACACGTACATAACGCACACAGGATCGTCCTCACTAGGTAGCGATGAGGAGCAGGTCAACAACCCACTGATCAATACCCCGTCGCTGGCGATCGACAACGGCCTCCGGGCCGTGTGGGAGAAGTCGGGGTCAATCCCGACGATCACACTCACGTCGCCTAACCTGGAGTCGCGTACGCCGTCAACGACTGGGAATGACCTGTTTCTGACGTCCGGGTCGGCCTTCGACTACGGCGGGGATCGATTCATGACGACGCACGTCGACATGAACAACCAGGAGATCACGGTGACGGCTACGTCACGGATCACCTGCGATGAGTTTTCTAACAATATCGATACGGGCACAACGCTTGCTGACTATGAGGCGAAGGTCCCGAAGACGATCTACAACGTGTTCCAGTTCAATCAACCGCACAAGGAGTACAAGCCGGAATGATACCCAATAAGAATCTCGGCGCCGGCGACACATGGGGTACGTGGGTGCAGGACGAAATATCGTCCATCAACTCAGGTCTCAACAACTTAGGGATCGGGGGTGTGCGCAACTCGTTGAACGGGCTGATGAACAACATAGACAACACCAACAACAAGCTGTCGTTCCGATCCTTCACAGGGGATTTACGACAACTCGGGCCCAACACCGATAACGTAATGCTGACTGAGAGCATACTGAACTACCCCGAGAACGGTAAGAGCTACTTGAACTTCTTCTTCTTCGGTAGTGGGCGTTACGTGAATAAAGGATCGTCGGATGCCTTTCGGTCGAAGATGCAGTTGGTGCTCCAGACCGCTTGGACACCGGTGGGCGGCACGCAGACGAAATCTGAAGATTACTACATTTCGCAGATGCCGGGTATGTTCAACGGTGAGATCAACGCTGGATATTATGACCTCTACGCCTTCTACAATGTAACAGTGCCGCGCGTCACACAGGTAGTTTTCCGGCTTATCGGGGAAAACCGGTTGACCAACAACCCGGATCCGAAAGAGTACAACTACTTCAACGGCACTATACTGGTAATGGAATCCAACCAGCCTAACACGTAAAGAGAGGAAAAATGGCTACAACCGACAGCAACGGGATCGCGCACATCGAGGGCACAGACCCAGTCAAACCCCTGCAAGGTTTGTTCAACACGATATCGTCTTCCGTGTCCAACGTAGTGGGCAAACTGCGGAGGCAGGTTATCTACCCGGTGAAGACGCGGTGGGACGCACAGAACAAGGTGGAGGAGCTGAAGCGCCAGGGTGTGGAGGGCACGGCCGACGAGCCGATCGTCTTCAACATCTTGAACGACCGTATCCAGCTTCAGCATGACGGATCAGGGTTCACATACTTCAGCGCACAAATGGCGGTTCTAGCAGCCGGGGTGTTCGAGACCGGGTACCAAAGGTGGAACCTATACGATATAAAATCGTTCACTGTGCCCTTCCCTGAAGAGCTCGACCGTATCCCTCGTTCGCTCCTGTGCCAGGTCACAGACGCCATCACGCACAGTATCATTGCATTCCCGGTGGATAAGAAGCAGTTCGGCGTTGCCACAGCGTGTAACTGGAAGTGGGGTGTTGACTCGAACGTCCACGTCAGCTGGGTAGCGCTCGGCTGACAACGGCATAAGCGCACAGAAGAAGCCCCCGCATTACGCGGGGGCTTCTTCCTACTCACCGTCCCTATATCGTCTCCACCACCAGTAAAGTTCCGTATACGGGGTGTACATCCAACTCGGACCGATAATGCTGAATAACACATCGAAGAAGGTGTGCGAGCCGTTGCCTTGGCCATTCCACGGGTGGGATGAGAACGGGTAGTCCTCATCCCACTCGAAGACCGGGCCGATGCCGGCCTTTCCTAGGCGCACAGCCAGCTCGAAGCAGTCTTCGACGTGCAGTGCCTCGTTGTCGTAGCAGTATTTCCTTATCCACCTCGCGGTGTTCCATTTCTTGATCATCAATTGGTCCTTTCTCTCGTTAGTTGCAGAAGCCCGTGGTAGAAGGCTTCAGACGCCTGTTGGGGCGTGCACGCGTTTCCGAGTGCTGCCAATTTGGCCGTGCGAGACACGTTGTCCGCGTCAGTCACCCACCCCTTCGGGAAGCCCATCATCCACTCGACGAACTCTACGTTGAGCGTCCCCTTAGGCTTCGCCAATGGAGGGGCCTCGCGACCGAGTGTCTGCTCCCACCGCTCGATGGCTGCCCCATAAGAAGCCCTCACTTCGTCTTCGCTCCAATACTTGAGATCGTAGAAGGATGGGCGCTTGGAATACCCGGGGCTTTTCCTGCCGTCCATGCGGGACCTGTTAGGTGTCGGCAGGCAGCGTAGCCGTGTGTCAGGTCTTACTTTGACTAGCTGTGCGTTGAAAGGGATTTTCCCCTTCTCTGTCCGTTCGGCGAAGACGAAGATCCTGCTTCTTTTGTGCGGCATGCCGAGACTACTCACAGGGAGGATCACAGAGCTCGTCGAGTAGCCGGCTTCGTTCAGCGCACCCAAGAGCACGTCGTACGCGCCCTTAGTGAGAGCCCCTGGGACGTTTTCCCACAGAACGTACTCCGGCTTCTTCGCCTTCACAGCTTCGATGAACGTGTAGAGCAGAGAGCTCTTCTCGCCTTCCAGTCCCTTACGGGTCCCGAGGTGGGAGAAGTCCTGACAGGGGGTCCCTCCAGTGATGCAGTCTACGTCTGGAACCGTGCTCCAATCGATTTTCGTCACATCGCCGAGATTGGGCACCCCGTGGAATATGGCTGAATGTTCAAGTATCTTCAGTGCATTCCCGTCAGTCTCTGCTATCCACTCGGTGTCGTTGTCATACGGGACAATGGATGCCACTGTGTTGAATACGCCGAGCTCCAACCCTCCGATACCTGTGAAAAGCGACCCTATCTTCATTTCCATCCTCTCTCATATGTGGGTTTGTGATGCTCGCGCTCGACCAGATAGGCGATGGCATGCCGTGCGGCCTCCCGCCTGTCGTGATGGTGGTCCTCGACCTTCTCGAATAGGAAGCCGAGCTTGCGGAGGTTCTCATCGCGGACGAACAGCCGCTGTTGCGGTGTGCGCCACACAATCTCTTTCCCGAGGAATCGGCCGAAGATGTGGACAGCGCCCTCAACGCGAACCGGGTTGATGTCGGCTCCTGGGATGTTACGGTTGACGTACCTCTCGCACACCACAACATCAGGTTGAACCATGCTGTCGAACATCCGCTTGTAAAACCAGTCGTAAGTCTCATCGGTTCCGGGATTCCACGAGTTGAGGAGCCTGGCCGGCTTGTCTTCTTCGTAGCCGAGGAGGACAATCCCCGTTGTCCCACCGACCCCGCAGGGGTCAATAGCTAGTAACGTCGTCAT